TATCTTTATTATATTGAAATATTACTGATTGAGGATATGGACCATCTCCTCTACTTACCATATACCCTTCGAAGCCAGCTTCTCTTCCATCTGGGCTACGTTCTGTTACTTTATAGCCTTTTTTAGCAAAGTAATCAAATAATTGACCACCATCCATTGCTTCAGCTATTGTATAACCTAAAGAACTTACCATACCAGAAGGCATTTTCATTTGATATTTATATTTACCTTTTTTTCTTTTGGGTTTCCTTACAAAAGCATAAGGTGTATTATATGCACCCGCTGCACCTGAGGTGGATATTTCCTCCACTTCATTTTCTCTAACTATTCTTTTATACTGATCCGGATATTCATTTCTAAGGTGTGTTCTTACTTTGTTTCTAATAACTCTTATCTCATCATAAAAATCCCTAAATTTTTTATCATCTTTAGTTTTAACATAAGTTCGTTTGGCAGTATTGACTAGATCAGTTAAATCATCATAAAGTTTATCAAATCCAGGTAATTGTGTAATAGTCCATTTTACTGCTCCAGTTTCAGGATCAATATCAGTAATAGTAGATTTAGAAGTACCATCATCACTAATAGTTACTTGCCCTACCTCAAATCTAGATTTTGGGATACCTAATTCTTTTTCAGCATCTTCTGCCGATGCTTTTTTTGCTAATTCGGAAATTTTATACTTGAACTTTGCCATTTGCTACTTTTATTTCTTGGATTAATTCATAATATTGAAGTAAATCAACTAAATTATCGCTTGTAACCTTTTCTGTTTTGGAAATTTCTACTAATAATTTAACTACTTCATTTATTTTTATTTTAGTAGCTTTATCTTTAACATTCTTAACTTCAATAGCTAAGGAATCTTTTAATTCATTAATCTTAATATTATAAAAGTTTCTTAACCCAGGAGTTGAATCAACTGAGTTTATAAATTCTTTTAAAACTGTTTTTTGTTCATTAGATAAATCTTTATGTTTTTCATTAAATTTTTCTAACAATACCCTATAAGTTAAAATTCTAACATCCTTACTATATTCTGAGAATTCACTTAGTATATCTTTTTTAACCTTAGAATCATTTAATTCTTTTTTAGTTAAAAACTCTAGTAAATTAATTTTATTATCAACTAATTGATTGGAATCAACTATATTTTTACTATTAATTCCTTCAATTAAAGTGTACAAAGCAGCTAGTTCTTTATAGTTTTTTATTTTAGAACCAAAAAATACATCTAAATCATAATGTTTTCTAATCTCATTAATAAGACTATATTTTTGTTTTTTTAAAGAACTTCTACTAAATTTTTTAGAATTATCTAAAATAGAACTTATAAATACATTAGCTCTCGATTCGCTAATGGTTTTAGATTTTATTACAGTTTCATACAGTTTATATTCTTTCCCTAATGAGGTTTTCACAAAATATTTTTTTAAAATATCAATTGCTGGGGAGTTTTCACCTTTTAAAGTATCTGCCGTTATCTGTCTAACTAATAATTCAAAAAGTATACCTGTATTTTTGTACTTCGAATGTTTAATTTTCATCAAAAAATATATTTATTTATAAATATTAGGAAATATTTACTTCTTTAATTGGTTTTCATCAAGAAGCGAAGATGAATTTTCATCTTTTTCAAATATTAACTTTTTTTCATTTAATTTTTTAAACATATCCTTATTTTTTAGATATGTAGTTCTTGCATCCTCTAAAGCTAATGGGCTATTTCCTTTAAAATTTTGTTTTATACCATCGGAATCATTTTTATCCTTTCCTTTCATTCTTTTTACTCCAAGTCTATCTTTACCAAAATTATCCTCTTGTTTATTTCGTTTAGTGTTAGATACTACTGGTCTTCCTAATTTAGGATCATCAGCAGCATATTTATCTTTTTCTGGTACATTACCTGGGTCTGTATACATTCTTCCTTTACCATATAATGAGGCCAAATCATGAGGTGTACCATAAGATTTACCTGTTTGTACTGGGTCATTTCCTTCTGCCTCAATTTGAGCTATTCTAAACTTACGTTTAGCATCTTCTCTACTTAAATCTCTATATTCTTCAAATTGATCCTCACTAAATTGATATACATTATCATAAATCCAATCAGATGGAACTAATCCTTGTTCTAATAATTGACCTGCTAATTCAGTTTTTCCTTTAAGTAATTCAATTTTTTCTTGCTCTAATACAATCGATGGACTGGTCATCTGAAGTGAAAAATTAGTTAAAGTTTCATCTGTATAACCTTGAGTATACAAGTGTACTAATGCAATTTTATTTAATTCAGATAAAACTATTCTTTGAATTCTTTCAATTGTTCTAGCAAATCTAATATCTTGGGCAGCTAGAGTAGCCTTACCCTCTACACCCTCTTCATAACCTAAAAATGCTTTAGGTATTTTAAGTGCAGCAAATAACTTACCTCTTAAATATTCAACATCCTGAATACCATCATATTGTAAACCTGGGGTTGTTTCTATTTTGGTTGTTGTATCATTACCTCTAATAGGAATATAAAAATCTTCAAGCATATTCTGCATATTATATCTTAAATTATAATCACCTGTTTTTTCATCTAAAAACGGAGTTCTTTTTAATTGAGATATTGTTTTTTGCATAAATGTTTCTATTTCATTAGGTGGTATAGAACCAACATTCATATAAAATATACGTTTTTCTGGTGCGCGAGCTATTCTATGAATTAGCATAGCATCTTCCATTAATGTATATTGTTTAAATAATTTTCTGGCAGGTTCTATATAAGCCCTACCATAAGGAAGATAATTAACATCAGATACTAATCTAAAATGAGCCATTTCATAATTATCAAAAAATATACCTGTTGTATCATCTTCTACCGCTCTATTAGATTGTACTGGGTAGTAACCTGAACTTAAACTAATTAAACCATCAGGTGCGTATTTATATCTTATTTCAGAAGGGTTAGCATCATTAAATGCTTCCTGTCTTTCTATGTGATACGCAGTGTAAGGAATAACATTATAAACACCAAATTTTTCTGCTATTTCTAATTTTAGGAAAAAATCACCGTATTTACACATTTGTCTAATCCACATCCATAAATTAAATTCTATATTTAGTACATCATAAAATAAATTATATAGAATTTTTTGTATATCTTCATTAGCACTTCTAATTTGAAGAACTTCTCCCATGTCATTTTTTAATGTAGATTCATCTGATAGAACATCAAGTGCTGAAGCAATAATAGCATCCTGATCCATGACATCATATTCTGAATATAGTCTTGGTCTAAGATATTGGTAGTTTAAATTAAATTGAGCTCCATAAAGGGAAGAAGGACTAGTAGAATATATTCTATTATATCTATCAATAAGTGAATTAGTTTCAATTTCACCCATTGATTGGATTTTACCACTATCTATTACTCTTAGTTGGTTTCCTCCTACATTTCTTATAACAACATCAGTAGAAAATAATCTTCTTAATCTACTAAATACACTTTTATTAGCCATATAGTTTTATTTTATAATTATAAATATTATTTAAAAAGCCAATCAATATTTTCTTTACCATTTTTAGTATCTATATGGTAAGGGTTATCTGCACCACTTGAAAAATAACCAGCTTTATAGGCAGTTCTATTAACTTTAATATTGTTTAAAGCATTTTTAGTTATATCTAAACCCTGCTGCCTAAATTTAAGAGCCGTATCCCTAATATACATAGAAATACCAAAAGACATAACTAAATCATCATTATAACCCGATTGTGCCTCAGGTCTACCATTTCTCCAAATAAAGGTTTTCATTTCTTCTATTAGTCTTTTAGATTGAATAGTAACACCTTTATCATTTAAATATTCTTGAAATTTACCTATTACCATAGGTCTAGTTCTAGAAGACATAGTAAAGCCAGGTACCATTTTTGAATGATCTTGATACTTATCAAAATAAGTATTAGCATTATTTGAATCACCTCTTGGAGAATAATATAAATTTAAATAGTTTCTATCAAGTGCAACTTGAATAGTAGCCCAACCTATATTAGCATTTTCAATAACTAATAAAGCTTCATTATACTCAGAAGCTAAACCAACTAATAAATGACCATACTCTTTTGTTCCTAATTGTCCTTTATATTCAGCTACTTGTACATTATTAGCTACATCTATTACATGACATGCAGAATAATCCTTTCCGTCACCTCTAGAAACGTCTGCAACCACCATATAATCTCTAGTGTAGTCAGGAGATTCCCAAACCCATAAATTTTGATCTATACCTCTACGTTCCATTGGATCTTTTATATAAGATTTTTCATAATATTCTATAAATTCAGGATAAAAAACAATATCACCAGAAGTAGCAAAATCACAATCACATTCCTGAGCTGCCATTCTAGGATCACCTAATAATTCATCTTGTCTTTTTCTCCAAGCTTCATCTCTTTCAGGATGAACATACCAAGGTAACTTTATAGGTAAAAATTCATTTTCCGATGATTCTGCTCTAGTCCAAGTTTGATGAAACCAATTTCCAGTACCATATGGAGTACTTAAAGCTATACAACCACCTCCAGTAGCTAGTGTTTGTTGAGCTGATGCCCAAATTTCACCAATATTATCAATAAAAGCTGCTTCATCTATTAGTAGTAGGGATACTGCTTCTGATCTACCTGCATCACTACTAGCGGATGTTGCTTTAATTTGAGAACCATTAATTAATCTTAAATTAAGTTTATTATTTTCGGATGCATCTATTTTTAACCAAGAGGGCAAATTTTCAAACATAAACTTAACTTTAGTAACCATGTTTTTAGCTGTCTCTTGCTTTGTAGCTATACAAAGAATATTTTTATCCTTATGAAATATCATTAACCATAAAGAATAGCCAGCTGATAAAGTAGATAAACCTAATTGTCTTGATTTAAGTACTATAGAATATGGATTATCTCTAAATAAAGTTAATACTTTTTCCTGAAATGGATATAGATTAAATTGAATTCTTCCCCTTTGAGGATGTTGGATATAACAATATTTACGCATAAAATGAACAGGATCTTTAGCACATTTAAGGTATTCTTGTCTTATTACTTTTTTTAAATCAGCCATATTATTTAGCTATAACTAAGATACCAACTGCTACTGCTATTCCAACGCCTCCTACTAATCTAGTTTTTAGCTTTTGCTTTTTTAAATCCGCTTGAAGTTTTTCAGATAACTCCCTAGATAAAGCTAGTTGATCTGTTTTAGTACTCATAATAGAATTAAAATTCCCTATTTGAGAATTTAAATTAGTAATTATACTATCCTTTAAAACTATTTTTTGTTCTAATAATTTAATTTTATCAGATGTTATAACTAATTCTTCTTTAGCTCCATCACCCGTAATTAAATCCTTAATTACTAATTTTGCTATTGGCTTTTTTAATTGAATCGAGGACTGAACGGTATCGTTCTGTGAAAAACCTTTCAAGCTCATCATCATTAAAATTATCAACAGCATCAACTTTTGTACTAATTTCATATTTTAAATTATTTATTCTATTATTTTTTAAATAAATTTCTTTATCCAAACTTAGTATTTGTCCATTTAGGGTATCAATTTTAAAAGTTAATTCATCATTTATACTATGAAGAGAATCAACTTTTTGTTCTAATGCTTCTATTTTAGCATTATATTCTTCAACGTATCTTTCCCTATCAGAATATAATAACCAAACTATAATACTAATAAGAACAATAATTTTTAATATATAAATAACCCTTTCTTTATACCCCATTATAATTTTTTATCTAAAATATTCTCTAACTCTTTTTTAAGTTTAGTTTTTTCTTTTAATTTATTTAACAATTCTTCCTTTTCCTCACCCTTGGCTTTTGAATATTTTCTTGCTAAAGATCTCATATCTGCTTGAATTAAAGCTAAATCCTCGGCTGTTTTAGCTAAGCTTTTATTTTTTCTAATATCTGAATCAGATGGTTCATCTTCTTCATTTATTTTTTTAGCTGCGTCCTTAATTATTTCAACATGATTATCTACATAATCCACATCTGCAACAGGAATACCTAAAAATTGAACATTATCCTTTATTTCTTCAGCTATATATTCTGCTTGAGGTATTACTGACATTGCGTATTTAGGATCTTTTAATGCTCTTAATTCTCTAATAAAAAGTAAATCATGTAATTTAGCAATTCTTATAACTTCGTTTTGTTTTTGAGACATATCGCCATAAGCACCATCCATTACTTTATCCATAAATGCTTTAGCTCCAGGGCATACCTTATAATATTTAGTTTTATAGCCAAAAACATCCACATTAAATTTATCTACTTGTTCTTCGATACCTGCTTCTTGTTTTTTCTTAATTACATCATCTAGTTTAGCTTCATAATCTTCTAAAGCCGCTGTTTCGTCTTCAATACTTTCAGATAATGTAGAGAGGATATTTTCTCTAATATAATTTTTTAAATCAGATTTTTTCATTATAATAAGGGTTTTATTATAAATATGTTAAAGATTTGTAAACTTTAATATCTGTTCTATACGTTCTTCTGTTGAACCGGAAATTTTTTCTATTCTATTAGCCATATGGCTATATCTTTTAATAAGTGTAGTAATAGTAAAATCAATTATATCTCTATAATGTTCATCTGTCTCACGTACTCCATTATTTTCAATAGGAATGCCATAAGGAGAAATATAAAAAATATAATCATATTCTCTAATAAATTCTTTTGCATAATTTTCAAATATATCTTTATCTTGATGCCCTATAGATTTTGCATTTAATGTAAATGCCATTACATCAATAACTGTTCTATCAGTAATTATATTATTATTCATTAATTCTGCACAACGCTCGGCTAAAAATACCGTTTGCCCTTTTAATGTTGAATCAGTATTCAATGGAATACCTAAATCATTTAAATATTTACTACGTTCTGTAGAAAAATTATACATGTTAAATTCCGAAGTATTTTTTAATGCTTTTACTAATGTAGTTTTACCCACACTCATTGTACCACATAAACCTATTTTCATATTATTTATTTAATAACCAACTACTAGATTGAATTTTATCACCCAATCCGTCTATTAATGTAATGCCCAATTCATTACAAACCAAGCCTTCTGGGATAGTATTATTATTTTGGTCTCCCCCATTAGCAAAATTAAGATCCCAAGTATCACCAAATCTATCATGTAATAATCTTAATGTTTGGTTTTGAGTTGAATCTTTATCCACAGAAATTAGAGCCATACCAACTCCCTTAATAGATTGTATTATTTTTAATCTTTCATCTTCGGACATAAATTCTTTTGAACCTTTTAATTCTCTTTGTAAATCTGAATTAACAATAACAATTAAAAAATTACCCTCACTAGATGCCTTTTCAAATAATTCTAAATGCCCAACATGAAGTGGATTAAAATAACCAGATACTATAACTGCTTCCCTTTTCATTAATTTCTATAATCTGTTAATTTAGATTTCATAGATTGGTTTTTATAGTAAGGCAAACCTTCTCTTTGTCTTCTTCTATCAGTCCATTCCGATTTAGAATATTTTATTCCATAAATATGATATTCAGCTTTTTTAAGATTACCCTGTGGTATTAAAGCTGGTCCATCCCAATTATGTAATTTACCTTCCCAAACAACTGCTATAGTGCCATCTGCCTTTTTTAATCTTTTACTTTGTTCCCATTTTTCACTCATACCTTAATATACGTATTTTATTTTAAACTTCCAAAATTTTTTCAGCAACAAGTGTACCGTGAGCCCCTGATACCGAAATCCCTCTTGCAGACAACGCATCACCTACAAAATGCACATCAGGATATTTAGTTAATGATAAATCAGAATAGTTAACTAATGGTTCAGGAGCTAGGTATTTTACCTCAGGTACATAGATCCCCCAATCGTCTTTCAACGTAGGAAATACTAATTTCATATCATTGATAAAATCATCAATATACTTAAAATATCCTTGGAATGCATCTTTAACTACATCTAAATTATCTATTTTAGTAGCTGATACATCTACTCCTTCTGATGTCATTGAGGGTTCTCTAGTAGGACTATAGAATAAACCTGTACTATTTTCTTGTACTTTACCCACTAATTCTCTTGCCCACTTAAATGGTTTTTCAATACCTCTAACTTCCATTAATATACCAAAATTAGTCATATCATTTCTAAATGACTCATCTTTTTTAGCGTGACCATTGTAACTATGATCACCATAAGTTTCTTCTACCGCTACATATGCAGCATTATTATTAGTACAAAACGATCTTAAACTAACATTATCTAATTTTCTATATAACTTAAAATCATAAGCTATATCAATTAATTTTTGAAAGTGCTTTTGTGGTGCTTCAAATCTAACACCTACTTGAGCTGGTTTTTCTTCTGTTGGTAAATCATATTTTTGCATGATTTCAGAAGTAAAATCAATACCTGATTTACCTACACCAAATATAAGTTTATCATAAAAAATACCATCATTATCCATGTTAGCAAATTCTGGTTTGGTAGATTTAAATGTAACTTCATTTGTTTTAAAATTAATATCACTAACTTTAGTTTCCCAGTGAAATTCAACACCTTTAGATATTAAATAATCATACCAACTTTTACCAATTTCATGTAAATAATCAGTGCCAATGTGCCAGCATGGAAATAATCTTAAACCAAAATATGGTTTAATAAAATCTGGTTCTTTATCTGGATTTGATAATATAATTTGTTCTGGATAAGGGTGGAATCTACTAAAATTATCTACTACTTGTTTCATAAGCTCCATAGCTTTTTCTTCACCTACGTACTTAGATAATTGTCCACCAATTTGAGTAGAATAAGTTAATTTACCATCAGACCAACCACCTGCACCTAAGTAACCTGTCATTACTTCTTCATATGGTCTTAAATATGGATCCAAGCCCATATCTATAATAGTGATTTTACCTTTAAAATTATTATCAACTAATTTTGTAGCAGCATTAACACCTGCTACACCTGCTCCTATTATTACTACATTCATTTAATACAAGTTTTACACATTAATATACAAAAAAAAAGCTGTAGCTCCAAATATTTGGGCCACAGCTCCACTAATTTTTTTAATAAATCGACTGGCTATGAATCAGTCTATATGTTTAGCAATCACAACAAGTGCAATTACATACTTCACAATTACAGTTTTTACAATTGCAATTCATAATTATATATTTCCTACAGTTACTGCAACTTTTTTACCATCTACTTTTATTATTTGAGGTTCATATCCTTCATCTGATAAAAATGGTTCTTCATCTTTATAAGGAAATTTAGGATCTCTTACGTCTCTATATTTAAAAGCATAAACAGTAAACTCTTCAGGATCAACAGCAGTAAACACTCTGTCATCACCACTAAATTTAAAATCCTTTAATTTAGTACCCAATTGTCTTTCAACATCAGCTTGATTTCTTAAAATATCATTTGCCAATTGTTTGTCATCAAAAAATTGTCTAACTTCATTTACTGGTTTATCAAATAATATATCTATATTGCCGTCAATTAATTCATCCTGTGTAGGCTCATCTACTATTCTTCCAAATGTTTTATCAAATTCATCTTTAGGCATTGAATAAAAAAGGTCCTTAGGTAAATCTTTATTACGAATAAAATAAGCAGCATGGCCATACTTTAAACGCAACTTGCTTCTTCTTCTTATTTCACGTTCTTCGGGAGTTGAAGGAACATCTATACCATCAAAGCTCTTCAATCTCTCTTGATCATCAGAAACTGGTTTGCTAACAGGCCTTTTATCAGGATAATCTTTTCCATAATTTTCTGGATAGTATTCTTCAGTATAGTAATCAGCTGCAAACTGTGCAAATTCAGTAGATTTAATTTTTCTAGGATTTCTATTAGCTTTTTCTTCTTTTCTAGCTTCTTTAGAAAAATAGTTTTCAGCATTTTTAATTATAGCTTGTAGGTCTTTTTCGGGAATTTCAAGAGGTTCACTTTGAACTTTTTTTAATTCCTTTTTAATCTTTACTTCTACTTCATCTTGATAGGCATCATCTTCAATAGTAAAATCATACTCACTAAAAGCATAACTTAGTTCTTCTTTAAATATTCTTCCTTCAGATATATATTTTCTTAAATCAAAGTTATCCATAATTATAATTCTCCGTTAGCTATATATTCACCTAATGCTGCTTCTGGTGATGATTCTGTACCTTCAATTTCTATTACTTTTCTCATAATTTCAAGTGCTTCGTCTGCATTTAACATTTCATTATCTTGCACTCTTGAAGAAAATTTTAAATCACGAGCAATTAAAGCAAATAATTTTTTAGCTGGGTATTCACGGCTACTTAAATCTAGTTGTTCGTTCAATTTATCTTCAAATAAAAAGCTTCCTGGAATGTCATCTTCACCACTAAATGTATCGGGGTGTTTAGATATTAATTCACTTTCCATATCTTTTAGAAGTTTTACATAATCTTCTTTATTAGCTTTTTCTACTTTTTCAGCATATTTGTTAAGTATGGCAGCACCTACTTTTGAATCCGGGTGTTTTGCTTCATCCCTAAGTTTTTGAGCTAATACGTTTTCGTATAATTTACCTTCCGCCAAATATTTTCTTAAATCGAAATTATCCATTTATTCTAATTTTTAAATCAGTTACACCTTTATGTATTCTATGAATACGATGTCGTTTTATAAATATATGATCTCCTTTTACTAACTTAAAAGGTAATTCATCATCAAATTGCATTTGCCAACCTTTACCTTCTAATATTTCTATATTTCTATCTTCATCATCTTTATGCCAAACTAATTCTAGCTTTTTAACATTTTTAGAAAAACTTCTTATATTAGAACTGTCTTTATAGGGATTCATTTTACCAAAAAGTATTCATATTAGCACCTAATCCTAATTGTTTAGCATACCTAGGTAATCTACAAGACCAATAACGAGCTGTTGTTCTATCTTTTGCTTGGGAACATCTATGACGAGCTGCAAATGCTTTTCTTGCTTTAGGATTTCTAATTTTTGCTCTTAAACCACCAGAACCAAATGTTACTTTTTTAATTCTTTTTGTTTTAGGGTCTCTTACATATACATAATATGCTTTAGGTCCTCCTCTTTTTGGTTTTCCAATTGGTGGATCTTTTTTCTTTTTCTTAGCTTTTTTCTTTTCATTTAACATAGGTAAATCTAAAGGTACACTTTCACCTTCATATATTCCAAATTCTCCTAAATGTGTTTTAATTAAGCCCTCATCTTCCTCACATAAATCTATTATATCTCTAGAATACATTTTTCTAGCTTCTCTAATTAAGTTTAAGTGAGCATTAGAACCAATTCTAAATACTGATTCAAATAAAGGAATATTCTTATCTAAATGATATTGTAGATTTTCAGATAATAAAGGTTTTACCTTAACTTTACCTTCTGTAAGTAAAGGACCTCTTATTGTTTCACAAGTATTACATCCGCATTTACACATAATTAATTAAAAATTTTTGAAAATTTAACTAAAATAGCACTTTGAGATACTTTAAATGAATTAATTAAATCTTCATCTTTTAGCCTATCCAAATCAATTTGGAAAAATTTTAATCCTCCATCTGGTTTAACATTAGCTAAGTATCCACCATTACCTGGTTTTCTTTCTAATTTAGATCTTACTAATTTATCGGCCATAAGTATTGCACCTGTTTTAGCATCACTAAAGTCACCTAATTTAGATTTAACAGAATCTATATTAGTTTGAATAGATCTAAATAATGGGTATTGATCTGCCAAACTACTTAAACCATCAATACTATCAAAATCAATAAGAACTTGCATGGCATCTTCCAATTGTTGCCCATTAAAATTTGTTGGATTAATTGATCTCGCTGGTGGTTCATCACCTAATGCCTTACTTAAAGTATTTAATCCAAAGATTATACTTAAAAGTGCTAAATTTTCCTTATCAGCACCAAATCTACCTAATCCAACTGTGCCATCAGGGTTTTTATAAGCTTTTACTTCTACACCTACATCATTAAATCTAAGATCGGGGTCATCTCCTTCTCTACCTTCGGTTACCACTACATCACTATTAGAAAAATTATATAACCAATATAATGCTATCTCTCCATTACCTACTCCTAATGAACCTGCAGTACCTACTTCTTGACCTGTTTTAGGTGGTTTAACAGGATATAATTTACTAAAAATTGCTTTATCTGCTTCTTTAACCGTTTCAGTAAAGGTAGCTCCTCCTAAACCATTAAATTTATATTTAGAAGGTGTTGTAGGAATAACTTCTACATCTAAAGCGTTTTTTATAGTGTCATTATAAACTTTTGAACCTTTGGTTGGTTGCGGAGGTGAAGCTTTTTTTACCTTTAAAGATTCCTTATCCTCAACATCAATATTAATTTCTTCTTCAGCTTCAATTAAATATTCATTAATAATTTTTTCTAAAAGAGTTTTATCTTCAATGTCCTTAATATCTGGATATCCTTTTTTAAATTTCCAGCTATGTTCTTTTAATAATTTATCAAATACATCCATTATGCTTCTACGTCTACGTTAACATCCACTTCATCTTCAACCTCAGTTTCACCTGTATCTGCTCCAGCATCAGCTTCGCCTTCAACTTCAGCACCACTAGCTGGGCCTACTCTTAGTAGTCTATTAATCGCTAAAGCACATCTTTCTTCTTCGTCTAGATTAAGTAAATAATATTTTTTTCCCTCTACCGTTCCTATCCAACTTTTAATAGTGTACATTAAAAGAAAACTTTCACCATTTAATAAATTAATTCTAAAAGTTGTAGGTCTTGGGGCTACCCAATCAACTGATTCAATAAATGAATCAAATTCATTAGTCAATAAATTTACAATAATATCTTTTAAAGGAGGAAATTTTTGAATTTCTGGATAGGCAAGAGCTGCTTCGTCAGTTTTTACAACATCAGAATATACTTGTTTAGCAAGTAGTCTTATTTTTTGTCTTAATTCGGCTGCTGTCATTATTTTTCATTTTTTTCTGCTAATTTTTTAGCTCTATCTGTAGCTACAGCATAATCAACTGGTTCTAGTTTTTTCTTACCACCTTTTTGTTTTTTAAGAGCCATAATGATATCTTCCTTTTTTCTTTTTTCAGCAGCAGTTAATTTTTTTTCTTCAACACCTGTTGTTAATTTTTCTTTAACAATTTTTGCAATTCTATCAGCTTGTGATTTATGCATTTTAGATGCCTTATCTAATTCTTTTTTTATTTTTTTAAGTTTTTTTTCTTCTGGTTTAGTTACTTTTTCGTTTATTGGGGTTAATATATAATCACCATGTTTATGTTTATCAACTTTAACTGTTCTTTTTAATAACTTAATTAAGTCTTCTTTATTAAATCCAAACTTTTTCACAGCTTTAACTAATGGTTTTAAACCAGCGGCACCACCTTCATCTTTTAAAGTTTGTCTAATTGCCTTTTCAGCATCTAATCTATTTTGAATATCTTCTTCTTCATTAACAACATCTATATCCACCTCAACTGGTTCCATACTACCAATTACAGCATCTATTTTAGCTACCATTTCTTCACCATCAATATAATCAAAAGCACTATCTAACATGGCATTAGCTTGAATTATTTTTTTCTGCCACCATTGTGGAAAATCTACTTCTCCCTGATCATCATATTTGTCTACTGCTCTATAAAGCATTTGAATCATTTGACCCGCTCTAGCTAATTCTTTTTTAAGCATATGAGGTTCATTATCAACATGACCTACATCTAAATCTTCTTGCATATAGTCTTCTTCATCATCATCATAGTAATCATCATACTCATCTTCCTCATCTTCCATATCTCTAACATAATCAATATATTTGTCTCCATAATTAAACAAATCGTCTTGATTAGGAGTAAGATCATCTTCTTTTACTTTCATTTCAACGTGTTGTAAAGCTATTTGGGCTAAATCTATTAATTCTCCCTTATCATAATCTTTACTAAAGTTATCATTTTCCCAAGCCTTAAATTTAGTTCTTATTTCTAAGGGAATATCAGATGCATCAGTTAAATATTCCATAGCAGGTCCTGCTGTTTCAGCTCCATAACCCATTGCAAAATGGTCTCCATCATTACCCCATCTATAAATAATTCTATTAACAGCCCTAATAATTTCACCTTCTACAGAATCGGAATTACCAGAACCAGGAACTAATTTATCAAATAGAATAGATAATCTTTTTTCTGTATTGCCCCCTATAAATTCATTAATAAGATTTTCATCAACTTTACCTTTAGATAAATCTTTTGTTTTATCTTGTAATATATTGGATTTAATTAGAAAATCAAGAACTTTAACAAATTCATCTTGTTTTTTACTATCTAGTGTTCCTTGTTCTATTTGATTTCTAAGTGATTCTAAGGTATCTAAATCCTTTTGACCTAAACCATGACCTTCTTCTAAACCTCTCATTTCGAGTTCGTCTTCTCTGCCTAATGCTTTATCTTCTTCACCATAATCGGCTCTACCAGAAAATCCAGTATCTACTGTTTTTGTTTGGTCATGATAGGGTTCTACATTAGTTGCAGGACCTTGTTCTTTTTGGAGTGTTTGTTTTATAAGTTCCTTTAAATTTTCAAGATTCATATCTTTAATTTTCTTTTTAGCCTGTTTAGTTGCAATACCATACATAACCTTTTCCGCATCCTTACCATATTTTTGAACTAATTTACGCTTATTGGACAACAAACCTTTTATAGCTTCTTCGCGTTTATCTAGTTCTCTTTCGGTAAGCTTGCGTTCATTAAGCATACTAGTCAGATTTATTACCTACTACAAATTGTCTTGTAAAATAAGTAATAGTATTTCCTATCTGATCAGTTAAAACTTCGTCACCTAATGCTTCAGAAGCTTTCATCGCTGCCTCAAGTGAATCTTGTACTAATTCTTCTGTAGGTGATAAACCAACTTCAATATCAGCTTTAACTGATTTTTTCTTAATGTTTATATCATCACCTTGAGCGTCTACAGCTACATCATCTTCTACATCAACATCAACATCAGCTTTAACTTCATCTTCAACATCTACATCTACTTCCTCATCTTGTTCTGATAGAATTTCAATAATGTCTTCTCTTATTTTAGATTTTAATTCGGACATTTTTATAGTAGAAACTTCTTCGTTAATAGAATAAGCAGCAGTAGATTTACCTACTTTTTTAGGATCTCTTTCTCCAACTGCCCTATTTCTAGATGGATTATTTTTATCATTCCAAGAAACTTCATCCATTTCATTAACTAAACCTTCACCGTAAGCGGCTCTAATAGCACCACATACTCTTTTAGCTCCCATTTCACCATACTTTCCTTCATTGTCAGACACACATTGGTCAAAAGGATAAGAACCTTCTTGAATTTTAGTGTAAGCTTCTTGAACAGTTTCTTTTAATTCTTTTCTTTTATCCATAGAAAATCCTTTTTTACCAACACCAAATTTTTTCTTAAAGTAACCCTTGCCTACTTCTTCAACATTTTCTTTATTGACTTTATTTCTGCCAGGTCCTTTATCTTTTCCTTTAGCTTCAGCATCACGTTTTCCGAATTTACCGTAAGAATCATCCCTACGATCTTTAAAAGATTGTTTTTTACCTTTTTCAGCGCCTCTTCTAGCACCTAAGGATTCGTCTTCTCTATCGTCGTACCCTTGTTTATATTTCTTTTCAGAAATTTCTTGTGATTCTGAAATCACTTCTTGCTTATTTCCGTAGATTCTACCACTTTTAATATAAGCTTGATAATTAAAGTTGTCCATTATAGTATATTTTTATTTATAAATATTAGTTTATTCCTCTAGAATTGCCTCCTCTGGAACTACCTCCACTTGATACTGAACTACCTCGTGAGATGTTACTTGATGGTGGAGGAGAATAAGATCTAACAGGAGAAGAAGATCTAGAATTTATATTATTATTAAAATTAGTATTATTATTATAATTAGGTATAACAGGTCTTCTATTATTATTTCTAATAACATTATTATTAGGTACATTATTAGAATTGCTATAAACTCTAGGTTTAATATTATAATTATCTCTTAATTCATTAACAATGTTATTAAGATTACTATTATTTACATCTTTTCTAGGATTATTATATCTTCTAACTATATTATTTTCAATATTATTATTATAACTTGAAATGACATTTCTGCTTCCTCTTCTTCCATTAACATAAACTACATTATTATTATAGTTATTATTCCAATTTATACTATTCCAAGGATTATAAGGTCGATTCCAACCATAGTAATAATAAGGTCTATTCCAATTGTACCAACCCCATGAATAATAGTTAAAAGGATAATTCCAAGCCCAATCAGTCCAGAACCAATGGCTATGAAAATAAACATCAAATCTATTATAAGGTCTCCAAATACCATCTAATCTTGGATTATTCCAATACCATGAATAAGGTTGGTTCATAGCATATTGTGCAAAATCCCATCTAAAGCTAAAATCAGTTCTAAGTTTATATTTTAATTTAAAAAAGGAATCAATTGTATCTATTTTAGTTTCATTAGATACAGGGATAGTAAAGTCCACTGGGTACATGTCATCACTAATGGTAGCTAATCTATAGGAGCTACAACCAGTAACCATAAGATAAATTAATAGTGCCATAATAGCACCTAAAAATCTACCTAAGTATTCAGGGCCTTTTTTGTCTTCCATTATTTTTTCTTCTTGAATTCGGATTTTTTTGTATTTTTTACAAACTGTTTTCCTTTTTTACTACCACGTACTTTTTTAGCTACAGTAGCTTTACGCTCAGCTTTAGTAAGTGATTGTGCTTTTTTTCTTGGCAAACATCTTGTGGTAGGTTTACCTTTTTTCATTGTACCACAAGGACCAGCTATATTACCTGAGGTGTTAATTCTTACCCAGTCCTCTTTTTTAAACCAATCACGTAATGATTCCCTTAAAATTTCTTCGTAGTTAGGTAACATTATTTTTTTCCTTTATAAGATTTTTTTCTTTTACCACCTGCTCCTTTAATTTGTCCCTTACAAACTTTAACTGCTCTACCAGATAAATAAGCAGATGATTTTTCACCTGCTCTTTTTCTTGCAGCTATATAATCTCTACCTCTTTTACATAATTTGGATTTAGCTTTTTCATCTAATAATGAACCTAATTCCTTAATATTTTTTAATTCAGCTTTAATTTCTTCATTTGTGAATTCGGGGTTATTTTCTTTAATAAACCTTAAAGTTTCTTTAACAGCTTTATAACCAGAACCATAAGGTGCAGCCTTACCATCATGGTTAGGAGCTACATTTTCATTCATATCATAATCACGGAGTTGTTTAGCAATTTTATACATACGATCTTCTATTTTATTTAATTCGTTACCATATCTATCAGCAATTGGTCCACCTTCGGGTTCAGCTTCCTGTTCCATATCTCTAAATAATTGCTCCCTTTCTTTTTTTAGATCAGCTAACATCCCTCTTAATGTTAAAGCTTCATCATAATCAATATTTTCTCTTATAGGACTAATATATTTACTTATTTTTTTCATTGCTTCATCTGCTGATAAATTTCCTGCCATCCAATTATTATGTACATAATACATAACATCTTCTACATCAAAGTTACTACCTACCCTAATACCAGCATCTATAGCCTTTTCTACATCTTCATTATAATCACTTAAATTAATTGATTCTTTTAATACGTCTGGGTTATAATAACTAACATTATCAACTTTATACATTTTCATAGCATCAACTATATCATTTAAAAGATTTTCATCTTTTAACATTAATATAGTTTTAGCAAATTTATCAAATCCTATATTCATAGCAAGTTGATTTAATTTATCTCTGGATGCATCCATTGCTTCATCTAAACCAAAATTAGTTCTTTGTCTAATTTTATCTAAATAAGCTGCTTTACTCTGAATAAATCCTTTTTTATCAGATTGAAATTGTTTATCTAAAATTTGAAATTTATCACTATCAAAATTACCCTGGTTATCTAGTTTAATATCAACATCCCCAAACCTTTTCATAATACCCTGTTTCCAATCTTCCCATTGATCAGGACTATAAATAGTTCTAGAACTATCATCAGGATTAGGTGCATTAAATCTTTCTGTTTCAAAATAATTAGATAAAAAATCATAAGTTAAATCAGAAAGTTTACCTTTTATTTCTCTATCATTAACACCTTCTCCCACTACGTTATCATCTGATTCTTGCTCGGCTCCGGTTTTAGGATCATCTCCCCCACGAGTTATATTAACATCCCCAGATAAATTAGCTGCACTTACATTCTGTCCTTCTTCTTCATCAGAAATATCTAATTCACCTAAATATCTTTTTTTATTCCATTCATATAAATCGAATTTTTCTTTATTTTCAGAATTTTTATTGGTGTTTTGTTTCCAATTATAAATGTTAAAATTATCTTTCATGAGTGATATTTTATTATAAATATTAAGTACTTTTTACCTTTAAAGTTTCTAAATAATTAATAACACTATTTAAATATTCTTCCACTTTAGATTCATCTAATTTACCAATCCATTTTTCAATTTCGCCATTTTCTGATACAAAAGATTTATTATTTTCTTGGAGTCTTTCTTTTACATACTGTTTAAATTCATCAATTCTTTTATCAATAATTTTATTATTTAAAGATTCATAATGTAATTTATATTTACCTTCTTTTTTTAAATTATCTTCGAACTTAGCAAAACAATTAAGGCAAAATTTATGTATATTATAGTAGGGTTTATCTACTCTTTTCATAGCTTTTTTACATTTAGGACATAAAAGAGGTACTATATGAGCTTTTTTAGCTTTATCTAATTTAGTAACATTTTGTTTAATACCATTTTTTATCGTCCAAGTCCTACCATCTGCTTCCCAAATATCACCTTCATTATAATAATCTTTAGCTTTTTTAAATCCAACACTAGTGCCCGATTTATTACCATATTTGCCTTGCATTAAATTTCTTAAACGCTCAACATCTTTTTTTTGGAATGTTTTTTTTAATACTGATTCTTTACTCATAACCCCATTTTATTTAAATCATTTAAAACTTGACTTGCTGATTTATAATGAATACCTGTACCTCCAGCTGCTTCCCATCTTTCAATTGTGTCCATTCTATCATCAATTAAAATATCTTTATCACTTAATTGTGATTTAACTTTATGTTTATCTTTAGCCTTTTTAAAATTAATTCGTGGTTTACCACCTAATAAATCATTATGATTTCTTACCCAAAGAATTTTACCTAAATATGATTGTTTTTTAACTGAAGGGGCAGTAAGTAATTCATAATTATATTTTTTTACCCTATCAATTAAAGCTGAAGCCCCAGGCATAACTGGTATTCCCACCCAAAAACTTACTTTATGTTCTTCATCTATAAAATCCCAAAATTTATTTTTACCATATTTAGATTCAAATTCTCTTGGAGCCATACCTGATAGATCTTCAAATCGTTTATCAAAATTAGCCACAACACCATCCATATCAAGATAAACTTTATATTCACTTTCTTGTTCCTCTAAACCTTTAGCTAATTGTAAGGCATATGCCTTAAGACCAAATGGATCCTTTTTCTTTTTTTCAGTAATTATCATTTGAATATTTTCTTGCAATTTATTACCAGTAAGTGAATCCGTCCAACTTCTAAACATAATATTTCCAGTTTCATATGCTTCTCTTTCTAGTTGTTCTAAATAATCATCCTCATTAACATCAGTAGTATTTATGTTTTGTAATCTATCTTCCATATTTTGATGTACATGAACTAATTCATGAGCATAAGATCGTAAAATATCTTTGGGGTGCCTACCATAAGTAAAAAGAACTATTAAATTAGTAGAAGGGGCATAATAAGCAGTATTACCAAATATATCTTCCCCATTTTCTATATCATTATGAACCATTTTTACATTAGGTATAGGTTCTATAGCCATTTCATTATCTATAAAATATTGATTAAGTGAAGCAATATAGGGTTTAAAATCAAACCTACTGGAGTCTATTTCCTCATTTAGATTTTTTTTAGATTTTCTAACCATACCCCATTTAGGTAATTTTTTACCCTTATACTCACCATCCATTTGAAAATTTCTAACAGTATACCTTTTACCCTCTGAATCCTCTAATGAAAGTTTATATCTATTAACTCCCTCTCTACTGTTTTTTATAACTTTTAGTTGTTTAGATTTTTCTAATTTTTTACCCCCTAATGGAAAACCCTTAGGTGCTCTTAGAACATCTCCAGGTAATACTTGTCCTGAGTAGTTAGATAAGTCTATACCAATTTCGGTTAAATCTCTATAACTAGTACCCGGAGGGAATGATTGCATTTTTCTTTTAGCCGCCTCTTTAGTTTTGTAAGGACCAAATTCTTGTCTTATCCCTGGTGAAAATGGATTATCTTGCATAAAGTAAAACTTACCTCCTTTTTTATAAATAGATCTATATCTATAACCTGAAGATTTACCATATCCTTTTTTTTCTTTAAGTTTTTGTTTTTTTAAACGTTGTGTTTTAGCTTTCGATGCTTCTTTACGTTTTTTAATATACTCAAACCCAGATTTTAATTTAGCTTTTTTCTTGGGATCCTTAGTTCTACCTAATGCCGCTCTTACCCTTTGGTGGATCAAATTAATGATTTGAGATTGCCTAGCATGTGATTTGGCTTTAAAAGATTTTTTAGCTAATGTATCTACAATATCTTGTCTAGTACTAAATTTAATACCAACTGTATCTTTAGGATCTTCATCTGTGTATAATCTTCTACCCGAACCCTTAGGTTTTTTACCAGTACCTTTTTTAGGATCTTTTTTCTTTTTTCTACCTTCATCTAATTTATCAGAAATCATTTGATAAACTTGTTCTACTTCTTTATTGCTTAACTCATCTGGTAGAAAACGTTTTAATTTTTCCGAACTAATTTTACCTGCCTCTCTAGCAGCTGTACCAGATACACCACCTTGGGTAACTATAGTACGTAAATTTAAATTAGGGTAATTATCAAGAGATTTAGTTCTATCAGATATATCTTTAAAATCATCTTCATTACCCTCTCTAGCACCTAAAATAAATAATACTTCCTCATCGGGATTATTTTTAGCATAATCATAAGTTGCTTTAATAGGTGGAATACTACTATACTGGATATTAATATTAGCA